GTGCCCGACCACCGTCATGGTGTCGTCGCCCCGGTGCCTGATCAGCTTGACGATGTCGCGCCCCTGCCGCACGGCAATGACCGTTGCGTCTGCCCCGAACCGCGCCGGGTCTACGCCGATCACAATTGGCGCTGACTGGTCCATATGCTTGGCCCGTTTCATCGCCTCATCGACCACGCCGATGCTGATGAACTGATCGTCGCCCTCGTTCGGGAACTGACCATACACCTCAACGTGCGCCTGGCTGCTGTCCGGCCCGTATTCCGCGATGATCTGCTCGTAGACCGCCTTGTCGGTGCCCTCGACCGTCCTGGCGTCCACTATTTTTGACGCCCAGAACTCCCGCTTGCTGTTAAACGCTTCGTAGAAATACCCGGTGTTGCGGCGCGGGTTGGAAAACGCCAACCAGAAGCGGTTTGGCGTGTTCTCGGTAAAGAATCCGCTGGTCACCGCCCAGATCGAGTCGTCGATGCCACTTGCCTCATCGAATATTACCATCACGCCGTCAAAGTTATGTACGCCAGCGTAGGCGTCTGGATTCTCTGCCGACCACAGCCGCCCCTCGACACCCCAGTATCTGGTGCCTTTCTTCAGGTCGCGCTCGACCAGCTCCGTCAGCCACTTGGCCGGCATCAGTCTGGTAGCACTTACTTCAAACCAATGGCTGTTGATCGACATCGCCAGCCACTTTGTCAGCTCGGCCCAAGTGATCGAGCGCAACTGTGATTCTGAGTTGGCCGATATGATGGTCGTCGAGCCGATGCGCGTGGACAGCATCCAGTCTGTGATCCAACTGACTAACGCCGACTTGCCGATACCCCGGCCCGAACTGACCGCCAGGCGCAGCACGTCGAAGTCCACCTTGCCGCCGTTCTTCTTGATGTGCTCGGCCATAGTCGCGAGCACCTCGCGCTGCCACTTGCGCGGGCCAGTGAAGTGCTCCAGTGGCGTGCCCTTGACGCCCCACGGGTAGGCAAACATCACAAACGCCAGCGGGTTGTCCTTGATGGCCGGGCTCCATAGCCGAGCCATCAGCTCCTGCTCATCCTGCGCGCTGTAACGTGTGGTCTGCATGTTGTAGCACTTGGCTTGGGTTGTTCTCGATCACGTCAATGACGCGCCGCTCGGCATCTTGTAACGCCGCTGTGATGCTGATGGACTGGTTCACATCTACTGTAATGGCCTGCTTGGCTACCCAGCCGTGGACGTTTTGAAGGATCGCCAGCGCCGCCTTGGCGTCGCCCTGCGCTGCGGCGTCATGCAGCAAGTGGCTCATCTCCAGCTCGCCCTCGGCGCGGCCCTTGAGTTCAGCGTACTCCGCGATCTCGTCAAACTGCTTAAGCCTGGCGTACTCCTTGGGCAACATGCCTGCGGCCAGCGCCAGGTTGTCGCCTTTGAGGCCGAGCTTGGCAGCCTTGTAGATGCGATGCAGCCGGTCCTCAGTCGCTTGCAACTGACGCGGCTCGTATGGCAGGGTCTCGAACATGGGCCGAATATAGCACTTTTGCAAAAAATAAAAAAGTTTGAGCAGTCCCTCCGCTGCCGTGACCGGCCAGCCCCCGGCCCCCTCCCCCCCTCGGTTTTGGCCGGCAGCACCCAGCCGCGCGCCGCCTGGGCGACGGCCCGGGTCAGATTGTCACATTGTCACGCGGCGCAGGGTCGAGGGCTTCCGTAGCGGCTCGCACCTGGGCGCCAGTCATGGGTCATTTGGGTCATGGCCGGTTGATGACCCAAATGACCCATAAACGCGGGCGCTGGGTCATGGGTCATGGGTCATGGGTCATTTGGGTCATATTGCCACTGTTTTGAAGTCGGTCGACCCCCTTTGGGGCGCGGGCTGACGGCGCGGCCCATTGTGACTACTGTATATCCATACAGTATATTTTTTATCTCTCTCTAGACTTATAGACTAATGACAATATGACCCAAAAGCCCCGATTCCCCTATGGCGCGTGCTGGGTCATCGCGCCTCTCAAAAGCGACAATCCATAACCGCACGCTGACTCAACCTAGGGTTTATCCCTAGAAAATAGCTGTTGACTCATAAACGAGATTCCCTTACAGTCTCTACATCGCACTGACGCGATGCAACTACAGTAAAGGCAAACCATGAAAGAAATTCTGATTTACGGCCTCGCCCAAGGCGAGACGCGCGACTACATGGAAGAACTGCTGGCATGCTTCAAAGACGGCGCAAATACCGCCGCGAACATTGAGCGCGTCAAAAGCGCCGCTAGCGCCGCCGGTTTCCATTCTTTCCGCGTTACCGGTTACGCCGGCGAAGCGCCTAACTTTGCCAAAACGGTGACCGTATGAAAACCGCTAGCTGGGTCATCGTCAACAAGGCAACCGGCCAAGCCGTGTTCGAAACGTTTAACGAAAACACGGCCAAGGCCGTCAACGAGCGCCTCTACAAAGCCGTGCCAATTCTGGAATGGCTGCAAAGCCTGAACCGTAAAGCCTAACTCTCAACCCTCGCGCGGCCCGAGCGGCCGCGCTTAATCAAGTAAAGGACCAGACCATCATGCAACCCCTCATCCAATTGCCCGACGACGTGCAAGCCGCCGGCTACAAGCAAACCCGGCCATTCCACCATGAGCAGGTTTTTCATAGCCCCAGCGCCAACTTCACCGGCACCGAGCGCGAATTCTTGCAAGCCGGCCACGCCTACGCCTACATCCAACTCGACGCCTACGCCCGCGTCACCGTTCAGTAAAGGACAGACCATCATGAACCGCGTCACTGAAGCCCAATTGCAAGCCATCGTCGACCGCCTTAACCGCGTCACGGGCATGCCCGCCGCGCCCTACGTCAACGGCAAGGCGCAAGTCGGAAACTATCACCTCAGCCACGCCTACGGCGGCGTCTGCCTGCACCGGATGCACAATGAAGGCGGCGGCGTCTCCTGCCCAATCGTTGGCGGCCACGTCACCAAGCGCGAACTGGCAAACCTCATGCATGCTTACATCGCCGGCCTTCAGGAGGTGACAGCATGAGGCAACACTATACGCCCGAACCCGAGCGCCGGCCCAGCATCCTGCGCGACTTCCTCGCCGCGCTCATCTTCGCCGCGCTGATCGGCGCACCCTTTGTCCTTTACTTTTGGAGCATGACGCCATGAAAACCGCAAAACCCGGCCAAAAAGTCGCATTCGCTCAGTCCGTGCTAAAGCGCATGGGGCCCTCGCCTATGCGCGGTACGGTCCTATCCCTGCACAGTGGAGGGAAAGTCGCTGAAGTAGATACCGGCGGCACATGGCCGAATGAAGACGGTAATTCCATTAGATTTATTCCCGTCGCAAACCTAACCCCCATCCTCGCCAACGGCGTCATTTTTGGAGACTAACCCCATGATTACCATCACCCACGAAAAAGCCACGTTTACCGTCAAGTCCGAAAACGCCGAACCGACGCGCGAACTACTGGCGCTGATCGACAAGTCCAAAGGGCGCAAGGGGCGCAAACTGAAAAAGTCCACGCCCGCCCGGCGACAATATCCGGCATTCACGCCCGGCATGCGTACGGCGGATTATGTGCGCCAATACACGGCTCTAAATACACCTATGGTTCCCGTCACCTACACCCACGCCGACAGGCCAGCGGCCATGTATGACCCGACGCAGCCGGAAGTGGTGGAGTTGCCATGCGAACCATAACCTACCTATACCGTCACGGCGACATCGAGTTGGACTGCGAGCTGGAATATGACCGAGGCCAGACGGCCAGCGAGATTGACCCACCATACCCGCCGGCGGCCTACCTGATAAGCGCCAAGGTGGGCGGGGTTGACATTTTGCCCCTGCTCGGAAACGACCTAATAGGCCAGATCGAAGAGGGCGCGATATGGTCGCGGGACTGATCGCGGTTATACTGGTCGCGCTGCTAGTGGTCTTCCTCGATCTCTAGGCAGTTGCCACTTAGCCCCCACCGGCCACAAGCCCGTGGGGGTTTTTCTTTACTTCACCCGCACCATCGACGGCACCGGCGCGTCCTCCACAAGCCGGCGCAGGTCCGACTTCGTGTAGTCGGCCATCGACGGGTGGCAATAGATGTTTTTCTTGCTCGGGTAGTCGGACGACGCAAGCCGGCCCATATTGACCCACCCGGCCTCTTTAAGCGCGTGCAGAAGCGCGGCTTGGGGCACCTTCACGCCAGACGGCGCGCTGGCCGCTACGCGGTCGCAAAGGGCGTGAAAGGGGCTACCGACGGCGCCACGGGCAAACTCACCCCGACGCGCGCGCATCATCTCGACCAGGTAGCTCTCGGCAATGCTCATGCCATGCTCGACCAAGTTAGCCTTAAATTCAGTCCAAGCCGGCGCGGCCGACGGGTTAAAGGCCGACACGTCCCGCGCCTTCAGCCAGGCGGCGACGGCCTCATAACCGCCGCTGGCCTTGTACCAGGCCCACAGTCGGGCGGCAGCGTCTGGGGCCATCCGAGGCGCCGACGACCAGACGCAGAACCAGCGGCGGTCCTGACTGTCGATTGTGATCGGCACCGGGTCATTGGAAAACGCCAGCACGAACATGCGATTAAGCGAATCGTACGGGTGCAGGCCCTTGCGGTTGACCGTCAGCATGTCGGGCGGCGCAGCGATGATAGGCTTGAGCTTGTTCGCCAGGGCGCGGCGCTCCTTGGCCTCGGGTTCTTTCAACTCGTTGAGAATCAAAATCTCGGACTCCAGCGCGTAGCCCCACTGTGACCCAAGCGTGTCATTGTCGAGCAGACCCCGGTTTTTTAGTTGCGGCCCGCAAACGGCCCAAATGAACGGCGCCCACAGCGTATCTTTGCCGCAGCCCTGATCGCCGCCATGCAGGACCGCGTGGTTGATCTTGACCTCCGGGTGCTGGACCTTGTAGGCCATGACATTAAAAATATGCTCGCGCTCGCTGGCCTCGGGCACCAGCGCCGCGCAGTGGTCCAGCCAGGGCGAGATATCGGCGCCGGCAGCGCCTACGGCCGGGCGGGCGTCGCGCCAGCGGTTACCGTACACGTCACCGTCACGGGCCACCAGCACGCCCTCGCCGGCGGCGTAGGTGATGCCGACCAAGGCGCGGGCACCCATCTCTTGGCGGTTCTCGTCGAAGCAATAGCTCGCCTCGATCTTGGGGCGCTTGCCGAACAGCGAGCGGCACTCGATGTGCCGGAACAGCGCATTGAAGGTCGAGCGGCTGATCTCGCGGCGATCTTGCAGATCGAAGTAGTGGTCGCCCTCTTGGACGTAGCAGAACCGTTTATACCAGTCGGCCTTTTCAGTGCGGCCCAGCTCCTTGCGCTCGACTTCGGCGATCACGCGCTTGGCCTCGTCGGGGAACGCCTCGGTGGGGTGCAGCTTGCCCAGCGCATCGGTCATCATCGACGCCAGCAGCTCATCGCGCAGGCCAGGCGCATGGTGCGGCCCGCCCTGCTCGCCGACCCACTTGAGAAACGTCACGCTATCCAAGTCGATGCAGTGGCTATGCAGGCAGCAGAACGCTCGCATGGAAGGGTTATAGCGCCCCTCGGGGTTGCCGTCGCTATGCTCGCTAGAGTTAGGGCAGACGATGCCGGCCCAGCCTTGAGCGTTAGGCTTGCTAAGCACCAGCCCCTGATCGGATAGCCAGGCCAGCACGTCATCGGCGCCGTCGTCTGAGACGCGGATCGGGCGAAAGGTTGCGGCTTCCTCGGTTGGGGTGACGCCGAGCGCCTCGCATATTTGGGGCAAGCTGAACTGGCGCTCGGGGTGGAACTCGACCAGCCGCGAGACGAACCCATCGCGGCCAGGCTTGAGGTTGACGCTGCCAGGCAGTCGGAAGTTCCGCACGGGGTTGACCGCGCCCTTGTCGCTGTAGCCGGCAGCAGCGATGGCCGTGATGGCCGCGCTGTACTCGGCCTTGGTCGGCTGCTCCTCGGTGAAGGCGTAGCCCCACTGGTAGCTGCCCTCGCTCGTCTCCATGACCCACGTCGGGGCCAGCGGCGGCGTCTTGGGCGCCTTCTCAGGGTCGCCCACGTCGTCCAGCACCAGGCACAAGACGTACTCGCAGTTCGCGGCGCTGGCGCTGATCTTGCCGTCGGTGAAGCGGTCCAAGATGAAGCTGGCGGTGTTGCCGTACCATGACTGCCCGTCGGGCCGGGGCTTGTTCGGCAAGAACGCCGGCCAAGTGGCCTTAACCGCCCCGTCAACGTGTAGCTGTATCTCGCCGTCCTGCAAGCGTGGTTTTTGTCTGACAATCAGAAACGTTTCGCCCTCTGGGGCAAGACTTGTCATATACTCCAAGAAATCCATCGAATAGCTCCTTTGGTGAAAACGCCCGGCAGGCCACTACCTGTCGGGCGTTGTTGTTTCTACTTACCGTAGCGGGTCATGATTTCGGCCTCAACGGCCAAGGGTAGGCCCTCGGCCCAAGCTGGTGGGGAGCACATGATACGCTCCATCTCCAGCTTCACGGCCTCGGGATTGTCTGTCTCGACGACGATCTCATCGTGGACGTGTAGGACCACGCCGTCGAGTTGGCGCAGCGAATGGCGCAGAATGTCATTGGCTGCGGCTTGGGTGATGTTCTCGCACGCTAGGCCCTTCCAGAGGCGCGCGCGGGGCCACTCTTTGGCGTCGGCTGCTGGCTTCCAAGATGCTTTGGCGTAAGTCACCCCATCGCTTTCCAGCCGAGCGTAGGGGTAGCATAGCACGCGCCCAGAGGGCAGCGCATACCACAGGTGCTGGCCGTCAAAAAGGTACGCCACGCGCCCGGCGCTGAACTCGTGCCCGACGTTACGCATGGCGCGGGTGTACGCCTCGTCCAAGTCTTGCCAGAACGGCACGGCCCACGGGTTAGCGCGGCGCCAGGCGTCAACAGTTTTCCTTGCTTGGGCTTCAGTGAAGTGAACCCCATACACCCTGCCCATTGCGGCAAACGCTCCAACACCGCCAGCGAATCCGCAGTTATGCGCGATCAACGGGCCGGCATCACTCAGCACTGTGAACCGATTGCGCGAGCCGCTGTTCAAGATGTCGTACACGGGCCTCAAGTTCGATGATGTACCGTTGCAAGTCTTGGACTTTTCGCTGGTTGTACCGGTTGACCTGCCGTGTAACGAACCGTAGATTGCCCGGCTCGTAGCCCTTGTTGACATCAATACGGTCGAGTTCCAGATGCGGCTGATCCCATCCATCAAGCGTGACAACGTAGCGGAGAAACGCCGCCTTGTCAGTGCGCCAGGGCTCATGTAGATGTATCCCCCTGCCGCCATAGTTTGGATAGCCTCGATCCTTGGGGTTGTGGCATCGGTTCTTGCAAGCAGATAGCCGGTTGAGCAGGCGCCGGCGGTGCTCGTTATCTGGGCAGGCATCGGCATACCTGTAAAAATCTTTTCGCCAGAAGCCAGCAGATTTTTTGGCGCAGACGTTGCACCGCGTCGATTTGCCTTTGAGAAGGTTGTGGATGTAAACCGAGTGCGGCGCAGCGCCGCAATCGCACTGAACACGAACGAGCCGCATCCGGCAGGCGCCTTGATCGCGGAACTCAACGCCCAATACGGTAAGGAAGCCGAACCGACTTCCAACGCTTGGGTCAGCAACTGTTTGTTTGAAACGAGTTCCTGCGCCTGCGACCAAGTTGCCTTTGTTTTGATCAAATGATCCGGCGTTACTTCGATTCCGCACACGTCGATAGTCGGTCGAGCTCCTTTGCAGATCACTCCTTGATGCGTCACCCATGATTGGCCGTCCCACAAAAGATCAGTTAATTGAACGTCCACTATAGCCTTGACTCCGTCACTAGTCAAGACCTTGGTTTCAGCGGCAAAGCAAGCCAACTCTTGCACCTTGCCGACTTGGCGCTGCTCGCCAGTGACCTCCTCATAGGCTACGCTGTAGGTCGCAGCGGCGTTGACCTTGTACGGGTCCAGCTTGCGCCGAAAGATGTCCAACTTGTCCTCACCGGCCTTGCTGTTTGACAACCACGGGTTGACGCGGCCCTCGATGGCCGACCAGTCGGCGACGACGAAGGACTTGCCAGGCGCGGGGATCAGTGCGGGCCGGAGCATTCCCCGCAGAACATCTGTGACTCGTTTTCCGTAGGCAGGGACAATGTTATGTCCTCGGACCATAGCCTGTCGTACCGTGTTAGGTTCCGCAGCGCACTTGCGAGGGAAGTTATGCACTTGGAGTCCATAGCTCGATGCACGACCAGTGGCGGCACCCCCAGCGAAGACAAAAGCGCCACGGACTCGGCAATCCTCGTCGTCTGCCAGGTCTGCCATGCGCTGGAACTTCGCAACCGACGACGCCCATAGGTCGCTGGCGCACTGTATAACCTCGGCAACAGTGGGCGGTATCTCATCGGGGTTCTCCATCGCGAGCAGGTTGGCCCGCACAGTCTTGTCAATCGAATACTTGTCCTTGACCAGCATCAGCTTCTTGGCCTCGTCGCCCACACGCTCAAGCACCCACTCGCGCATCTTGGGCGAGCGTACGCTGGTGATCTCGCCGTCGGTCAGCTCGGCCACACGCTCCTCGATCTCGACCAGCTCGTCGTGAGCGTAGCGCATGGCGGCCTTGGCAAGCGGCACGTCCACCAGCACGCCACGGTCGTTGATGCGCTCGTTGACGTGGTAGTCGGCCAGCTCCTCAGCAGACAGTGGCCGCATGGCCTTGCTGATCTCGCGCATGGCCCGCACGTCCTGCTCGCAGTACTGGATCATCTCCTGCATCAGCGCAGCGTCCTCGCGGAAGGTGCCATCGGCCTGCGGGATGGACAGCAGCCGGATCAGTTGCGCGCCACGGTGGTCCTTCTTCATCGACACGCTGGCGAAGCGCCCCACGTCCTCAAGGCTGCCAGGCGCGCAGTTGGCTCTGGCCTGTGTGGCGGTGCAGTAGAACTGCTCAAGGTCGAAGTTAATCTGTAGGACGTACCAGAAGATCAGCCGCTCGAAAGCGGCGTTGTGGGCGTAGATCGGGCCGGTGTGCTTGGCTACAGCCTCGGGGAAGGGTAAGTCGTTAAGCCACAGCACACCGTCGGATGTGTACTTGGGCACCCACGTCTGCACCTCACCATCGTCGAAGGCGTAGGACATGCACAGCACCTCGGTGCTCATGTCCTGCGCGTAGTTGTAGACGCCCTTGGCGCCGAGGTCTACTCGGCTGCGCGTCTCGAAGTCAATCCAGAGGATCATAAAAAGGCGGGGCGGCGTGATCTCCCCCGAGAACCCCCGGAGGCGCCGCCCCCGCTCTCAATCAGGCCGAGCGACGACGACGGCCAGCAGCGGGCGCTGCCTCAGCAGCCGGCTCGGCCTCAGCCTCGCCGTCCATGCTGACCCACTCTACCACCTCGAACACGGGCGTATAGATACGACCGTAGCTCTTGTGGGTGTAGTGGTCCTTGCCCAGCTTAACGACCGGCACCGGCTTAGACTGGTCCTTCTCCACTTGCGCGGCGATGGCGACAGCCAAAGTCTGCACGGCCTTGCGGCCACCGACCGAGGTGGTCGTGAACCGCGCCTCAAGCCCAGCGTCCTCGCCGCTGATGCACTTGAGGCTCAGGCCCGTCTGCGGCTCCCAGCCCTTCTTTGCGCCGTGGGGCGCTGCGTCTTGCTCAGGCAGAGGCTCGGTGACGGGCACCAGCTTCTCACCAAGCACCTCGCCGTCGCCCCAGGCGATGAAGCCGTGGACGAACGAGAAGGGGTTGACCGCCCAGCGGGCGTCATCCTCGGCCTCGGTCTGGTCAGCGCCAAAGACCCAGTGCCCCGTGCGGTCCATCTTGATGATGGCCGTGGTCGAGGCGCTGACATCGGTGGCGATGCTGCGAAGCGCGGTGGACAGGGAAGTGACAGACGGCAGGTTAGCGCCAGAGAACTTTACGATATTGGACATGTGAAACTCCATTACAGTTTAGAAAGGGCCTTTGACAGCCCGATGAACGACTGCACCGCTGGCCGGGGATCATCCACCGGGGCGAGCGTCGTGCCCGATGACACTGACACGACGAGATCGTCGGGCAGCGTCAACTTGCGCTTTTTCAGCAACTTCTCGGCCTGTGCGGGGGAGAGAAGCACTGTTTCAACAAAATCTTCACCAAGCACCTTGGCAGCGTTGGCCTCATCGACCCACTGACGCCGCGCTTGCTTCTGGACTATCTTGTAGCCAGGCACATCAGCACCCTTCTCAAGCAGCCCAAAAGCAAGCGCACGCAAATCTTTGATCCAGTCTTCAAGGAGGTCGGCAGTATGCAGATACTTAGCCAGCGTGTCAACGTCCATGTTGATGACCTGCTGCTTGATCGCACGGTCCACAGCGCCGGTCATCTGCGGGCAGATCGGCTTGGCCGCGCACCAGCGGCAGTGCTCGCCCTGCGCCAGCGGCGCGTCGTCACGCAGCGCGGTCTTGACGGCAGCCACTAGCTCATGCTCGAACTGCTTGATGCGGCCTACGGTCGTCACCCAGCGCCGCACGACAGGCGGCTGCACGATGACGCACTCGATCTCGTCTACGCCGTCAAACGCCCACTTCAGCTCCTCGGTACGCATGGCCGCTGCGGCGTAGAACATGAGCTGCGCGTTCTCTACAGCATCAACGACAACACCGTCGCCAAACTTCCAATCAAGGACCACAGCACGCTGACCAATACGCCCAACAAGATCAGTGCTGCCAAACACTCCAGGCAGAAGATCGCCGAAACCAACGCGCGTCTCCACCTCGTATACCAAGTCACCGTGGGGATCGATCTCGTCAAGGGCCGCGAGCGCAGTGACAATCTTCTCATCGTATAGCTCCTGTGTGAGCAGTTGATCCTTGTGTTTGAACTGGCCGATGACGACGCCTTGGTCGAGCAAGATGCGGCTAATGACGTCATGCAGCATGGTGCCGCGATCAGCGTGGACGCTGGACGGCTGCGGGGGCATCTTCTGCACCAGCTTCACCGAGCCAGGGCAAGAGATGACGCGCTTGGCGGTTGAGCCGCCGACGATGTTTGAGTGCTGCATCACGCGCCCCTCTCCAAGAGCATGATCTTGTAATCAGTCATGGGCCACCCCCTTAAACCAAAGACCTTTGGCTTTCATGTCTGCATCCCACGTTGCAAAAGTTTTATAGCCGCGTAGCTTAGCTACTGCTTCGCGGGCATGGCCTAGTTTCATGGGCTCGTCGCTACGCACGGCAAATATAAGCCGTAGCACTTGCCCCCTGTCGTTCCAGTCGATCGCTGCGCTTGATACATCAGCAAGTTTCATGGGTTGTCTCTCGCTTCCAGCATGGCGTCTGCTATAACGTACGCGCCCCTTGCAAGGGTTTCCATGTCTTGAAAAAGTTTGTTCTGCTTGCTCGCGCAGATGCCTTGAATAGCCTTGGCCGCAAAGTAGTCGCGCAGGGTCATACCCCAGTAAACGCGTAAAAGGCCGTCACTTTCATACGCCAGCGGAAACGCTGGCTCGCCTGTGTCTGTAGTCATGTCTGTACTCCAGTTGATTGATGAGGACTGCATCATAGCACGAAAAAAAGTAGTTGCACAAAACTTTTTGACCCGCTATGATGGCGGCCCAATCAATCAACTGGAGTACACGATGGACGAGTTTTACATCCGCACCTTGCCCGGCGAGGCAATGATGGTAGACGCCTCTGACAAGAACGGCGCTATCTGGCTGACCATCTCCGTTATGCGCGGGCGGGTCAGCACCGTGCTGACCAAGGAGCAGGCGCGGGAGTTGATTTTTGCACTGCAACAGGTGGCCGCATGACTTGGCCGTTCCCGCCCTTCCCCAACCCGCTTGACCGCCCCGGCCAGCCGCCAGCGCCAAGCAAATTTGACCCTAGCAAGGACGACTATGAACCAGCCCCCTATTGACAAGGGAGTGCCTATCCCTAACCGCTTTCCTTTCGACAAGATGGAAGTGGGCGACAGCTTTGTCATAACGACCAAGCGCCAGACCGCATCTGTTGCCGCGCGGCGCTACGGTGACAAGCACGGCATGAAGTTTGTAACCCGTCAGATGCCTGACGGCACGATCAGATGCTGGAGGACAAAATGAGCATCGAAGCAATGAAGCAGGCGCTGGAGGCGCTGACGCGCATTTGGGAGGACGGGCTTGAGAACTTCCCGGAATCTGGACATGACGCAGCCATCACCGCCCTCCGCACCGCCATCGCAGAGGCTGAGAAGCCGGTTGCGTGGGAGCAGTTTTATCCTGACATGGGCAAGTCGGTGCAGTGGGTTGGGCTGACGGATGAGCAGATCAATCAATATGACTACCAGTATCGAGATCTGCTATATGACGTTGAAAAGATGCTTAGGGAGAACAATGCATGACACGCGACGACATCATTTCAAAACACGCAGACAAGTTTTCTGCTGAACCTATGTCTGGCTGCTGGCTTTGGACGGCTTCCACGGACAAGCATGGGTACGGAATGCTTTGGGATGGC